CTTATCATCTAAGGTATTTGTTGTCTGCTTACAGATAGACCTTAGTAAATCTACAATTAATCTTTTACAACCTGTAGAAGTAAGAAAGCGTAGCAATATAGGTTTTAGAATTTTGTACATAAAATTGTGTTTCTTTACAAACATACTATAGTTGTTAAATTTAAATTGGTCATCTACAGGGCTGTTTAATCCCCATCGCAAAGCTAGACAGCCTTTTTACCTTCTAGGCTTGATTTCTGCAACGGCAAGTTCTACTTCCTTAAGCCTATGAAATACCTCTTTCATATCGTCATGCATATCATCTATCTTTGTTGTTAGTAATTCTATAGCTGTTGTATTCCTAACTAAATCATCACGTGATTGTCTACCCCTATAAGATATAGAACCTACAGATACAAAACAGGCTGTTAATAATGCACCACCTGTAGCTGCTATTACTTCAATCACTTTCCTGAAACCTGTTCTATAGCTATTATGACAGAAAAAAGCTATGTCAGAAACAAAATCTAAAAATACTCTACAAAAACTAAAAGAAAAATTTGACGATAAAGAAGAACAATTAGAGATACTAGGCACTTTTATTAGATTAGGTGTAATGGTCTGGGCGGGTTTTATTATTAGCCTTAACTACATATCATTTCCTGGTATGACAAAAGACAATTCCCCTAAAGATATAACATTTATAGCAAGTGTATTTACAGGTTGTTTGGCAACTTTTTCTGTTGATGTGGGTAAAAAGAAAAAAGAAGATAAGGAGGATAAACCAAAACAACTTGCACAATCTGACAATTCATACCAAACTATAAGGGTAGAAACACCTATAAAAATTGTTGGTGCTACTGTGGTTGACCCCAAAACAAAAACATGAAAAAATTTTTACCAATATTGCTACTAGCAATAACACCTGCCTGTTATGCTGATCTATCACATAGTATTACCAGTTCTGTAAAATTAACAGTAGGTGGTGCCACAACGTCTGCAGATCGCATAGGTAGCAGTTATAGCGTAAGTGGTACTGGTGTAGATACAACCTATACATCAGGTGGTAATGCTGTTGCTAATGGTGTTGGTTCTCTTGTTATCTCTAGTGGTATTGGTACAGCACCAGATTTGACAGTAACCCAAGACGTACCTGCTAATAGCTTCAGTTTTAGCCAATCATTTTTGCAAGCAGATGCAATACCAGGTAGTGCTGTAACA